GCATCTTCAAGTACCGATCGAACGCCTTGTTGTATCCAGATAGCTTCAGCAGGGTGCACGCAGATTAAGCGTGGACCCCGAGAATCTTTCGGAACAGCAACAAGACGAGCGACGATATCAGTCTCCTCGAGAAGCGGCCCCATAGTCTCTTCAACCATGACCTCATTCCAAAAGGAATGGAGGCCACAGAAGAATTGATCGTAGGGATACAACTCTTGGATAGACTTATACAATGTAGTGAACCTAGACTTCACCCAAGGTAGCCGGGGCGGATTTACCGCACCGGGCCCGTGGCTGGGGTAGATATCACTGAATCTGCGGCGCCGGACGCTTTCGCGTACGGTGTCACAGACAATTTGTCGAGCTGTAGAGAATACGGCACCTGGCACCCTGCTTGAGAAAGCAGAATCCCAGATACCAATAGACTCATCAGTTTGGCAGAAATCGTCTTGCGACGATTGCAGTTGTTCATTTGATGGTTCATACTCGGTTTTGTAGCAGAACAATAAGGCCTGTCGAACGTAACGAAGAAAGGTACCGTCATTTGTATGACGAAACCTGTCCCAGAGCGGTTTTAACCACTCAGGGATGATGGGTTCAACCCCATCACCTTCAATGTAGCGTAGGATGGCTTTATCTAGCATAGGTCCTTCTGTAAGGACCCAAGTATACGTTATCTCATCAGGGGCGTCAAGTGACACTCCTGATAAACATTGTATATCTGCTAGCAGGCGTTTGTATACTGTTAGTAGGATACTACCCTCAACTTCGCTGTGTATGTTACCAGTCATGTCTATAGAGATACTGCTGAAGTACCTCCCTCGCAGGAGATACGACGTCAGTACCCCTATGGCATGTGCTAGTAACTGCAGCATTAGTTGAGTTGGAAGAAGCTAACTTCTCCGCCTGAGTTATGGTTTCAATCGTCGCGGGACTTATATAACCTTCACGCCTTAATGGCCTGAGGTCATAATGTTCCATCACAAGCACACATAAATAGAGAGCAAGTGAAGTTTGACGATCGACAGAGGCAAGGGCCTCCTTTATGTTAGTATCCCCAATGTCAACCATATACCTAAAGAATGGCATCCTAACGGATGACAAGCTAGAGGCAACTGACTGACATTGGCTAAGAATATCAAGTACGGTCCTACTACCGGCTCTCGTAGAAAACGAGCGTACCAGTAGCGGGTTCCGCATCGATATTCCTTCCAGATGAATGTATCCAGAGGGACTCAATATCCCAAAGAATACTTCAGATGGCGTGATCTCTATCGTGTAGCATGTTTTCATGGTATATACTATGTCTGCATGCCTCCAATGGAGGCACGTTGGTTAACTAACTTATGAAGAACCGGATTTAATCCGGATATAGGGTTTAATCCCTATGCCTTACTGTTCCTGGTTGACGAAAATTTCGTCAGCCAGGTCGAGTCCGCTGTCATCTTCCTGCAGAGTGTCGATCAGGTTCTGGAAACACGCAAGTATTTCCGTTCCCGTAACCAACGTATCTGTAGGACGTGTTACCACGACGTAGGCACTCACCGGGGCAATACTGCCATCGGAGAGAGCTTGGTAGCGATCGAAACGTACAACGCTGCGCGTTCCAGCCTTTTTAGTGGCTGAATCGACGTAAAGCGCGTGTTTGATGGACATGATCGTCGGCAAAGCCGGACCACGAGCCACCTCACGACGCAGAGACCCGGATTGATCCGAGTACTGTTG